TCCAGGATGCCATCGACGACAACCGCCCGGACACAACACTGGACAGTTCGGCACTGACACCGGACGCGGACGCTCAGATCGTCGATGTGCAGTTGACCCCTTCTCCGGGATACGAATTCGACTGGACGGGGGCTGCGGATACGGTCGAGGGGTGGGATGCCGGTTCCAGTGAGATCGAACTCACTGCGTCAAATGCTTCACTCCAGGCCGCCATTGCGGCCAAGGGTTCCGCACGAGTCTTTGTGAACGGAGAACTCCTTGTGGCCGACCTGTACACGGCAGGTTCCGGTCCGGTATCCGGTGGGGACGAAATCCGGGTGACAACGACACCCACCAATGTCCCCCTCATCACCAACCCGCTATGGCCTGGTGGCCCCCTCAGTTCAGGAGCCCTGGCTGCTGTGATCTCTTACATGGACACGTTGGGTCCTGCCAAGGGTGCATCCGCCGACCCAAACCAGGTGTGGGACGACACGCTGAGGGTTAACGCCCTTGCAGCGGCCCTGATCTACCAGGTTGCTGAGACCGGGGAGACCAGCGGCGTGCAGGGGGTGCAGGATGTTACCGTGGTGACCCCCGCTGCCAATGTGGTGCCGACGGACCATGGTGTGGGTGGTACGGTAGATCTCATCATTTATCCGATAAGCACCTCCCCCAACTGCTTGACAGTGAGACCCACCTGATGGCCACGAAAATTGAACAGTATCGTGATTGGCTTCTCGCCATGCTCCCTCCTGGGGCCTACAATATCTCCCCCGGCGGGGTCATTTATTCGTGGGCCGAGGCGTTGGCTTCCCTCCTGGCAAACACCGAAGAGACAACGGACTCTTTGGAATTGCAAACCACTCCCCACCGGGCCACAGAATGCCTGGATGAGTGGGAATCCCTCCTTGATTCCCCCAACGCCACAGGAGCCACCAACAAGGAGCGTCAAGACGCCCTGGTGTCCCGGTGGCGGTTGGCCATTGGGGTCCGCCTGTTTGGGATTCGGTCCGTCCTCGCTCCCCTCCTGAACCCGGAATACAATTTCAAAGATGAGTGCGACGCAGGGGATGTCTCCTGGAGATACACCATTATCCCCGGAGGAACGGGTGCCGATGATGAGGACACCACCCGTCTCCGTGTAGCCATCACGGCCGGAGACAGCCGGTGGAACAGCCTGGTGAAACTCCAGCACCTCCTCCTGCTCCCCCTCATTGACAAGACGGACTCCTACGAAATTCAGGTGCAACTCCTGGGGGATGGCCTTAACAACGACACCCACTGCGGGATCGTCCTGTATTCGGACGAAGAAAACGCCTGGTTGTGGGGGCCTTATCAGGATGGGGCCGGGGTCCGTACCCTGGCGGTCACCCGGTTGATCAACAACGACCTGCAGGTAGCCGTACACACGGTCGCCATCCCGGCGTATCCTTACTGGATTTCTGCAAGCAGGGATATCGAGTCCGACACCTTCTCGTTCAAATACGGTCCCAACCTGGGGGCCATGACGACCCTGATCACTCTCCCGAACCCTTCCTTTAAACGCCCTGTGAGGTACGCGGGAATTTTTGCGAGAAACGGCGTGGGCCTGAATGCGGCTCACATCGACATCGATGACATCTACAAACAGTACGACAAGCAGGAAAACAACGTCGAGATCATCGAGACACCGTTGAAATTGATCGTTGCCGGGCAGGAGACGCAGAAGTTCTTCTTCTTCGTGCATCGGGACCCCACGGATGCCGGCACCTACAACCTGGACGAAGCCCAGTTGATGCTGGACCGGGCCAAGAGCGGGCACACGTTGGGGATTATCGGGGAGAGTGACGCCGCCCGATGGGACGACCCGTACTCGCTGTACGACCGGGACATTTGGTCGCTATGAGTGCCCGGACGGACAGGCGCAGCTTCCTGGGTGGCCTTGTGGCCACCTTTGTTGGTGTGTGTTGTGGTGAACCGAGGATGGTCACCGTCCTGAACTGTTCCGACGACGACGTATCTGTTACAATGACCCGGTGGGACTGCGAAGCCTACGACCAAAGTACCTGGAGTAAATAATGGTATGGCCGATTGACGCAAAACTCGTAACCGCTGCTGCGGGAGCTGTTATTCCCTCGAACCTGGACAACGAGGAGCAGGACAGGATTGTGGACCTGCACAGGATCCGGCAAGCCATTCTCGGTCCCCCTGTTGTGAGGGAGACTGCCGGTGTGGCGGACTGGGTGGATAACAGCATCGCCACAGTGCATCCGATTTGGATCTGTGTCCAAACCTCGAAGATTTCGTTCATCCTCACGGGACTCAACCACAAAAGCGGAAATGGATCCATCGTCAACGAGGTGGTGGTCAAGGTCCAGAACACAGGTGTCCCTAGCATGGTAGCGGATTTGTACACGAACGATGTCAAGTTCGACACCGCAGCCACGGGGCCTGTGGGTTCCGCACTTCAAGCCGGACCGGTAGCAGCCGTCAACAACGGTGGCTACGACTCCATCGTTCTCACTCCGGCAGCACCTTACACCCTTACAGATGACCTGGTGTCCTGGGTGGAGATCACGGGGGCGACCATTAACGATCAGATCCACGGTGTTCGGGTCGAGTACCAGCCCATCACCCCGACCCCGTAAGGAAAAACACAATGCCCAACGCAAGAGATCTGGACCTGCTCTCCAACAACCCGGTCATCGGAGCAACCGTCATTGCCGATTCCCTGGCCGCCGAGGACACACTGGACATCACCCCCACGACGTTGGGGGAGGAGAAAAATATCCCCATCCTGGTCGCCCTTCGGGCCAGGGCACAGGACATTTACGTTGCCCAGGGTGACAAGTCCGTGGCCCTGCATACCACAGCCGCCCAGAACCTCATCATCGAGGCGGGGGCGACCATCTACGTCGTGGTCACCGGGGCGGATGATGGGTATATCGCCTTTGAACGTGTGTCAGCCGATGGTGTTCTTGCGGCAACTGTTGTGGGGCGGGTGAGGAGCCAGTAATGGGAATTCAGAGGAAAGCACCGTCGAGCAAACCTTCCGGTCCTGCCGGAGGCGGCCTCGGTGGAACCTATCCCGACCCAACGGTTGAGGGGTCCGCAACTTCAACACCGAGCTTCCAGAATATCCAACTGACCACCGGATTGCCCGCACCCACCCCCGCTGAGGGCCTGGTCTACTGGGATTCCTCCGATCACACCCTGAGCGTTGTCACCGATGTCACGGACGTCATTCTCCAGGTAGGCCAGGAAGTCCATGTCAGGTGCGTCAACAAGACCGCCGGGGTCATTAACAACGGCGACGTGGTGTATTTGAGCGGGGCCTTCAACGGCAACGTGTCCGTGGCGCTGGCAAGAGCCGATGCCCTTGCCACTTCGGAAGCGACCATCGGGGTTGCCACCGCCGATATCACCATTGATGCCACAGGGCTTGTCACTGTCCAAGGGCAGGTTCGGGACATCAACACCGGGGCTTACAGCATCGGGGACATGCTCTACCTGGATGCTTCGGTAGCTGGAGATTTGACGGACGTGCCTCCCGTGACCCCAAACCAGGTGGTCTCAGTCGGTACTGTGCTGGTGTCCGATGCCTCAGCGGGAACCATCTTCGTGTCCGTCCGGCACAATAACCGCATCGACAACGTGATTGAGGTCACGACCACCGGGGTCAACTATTCCTTCGATAGCATCAAGGATGCCATGACCCATGCGGCTACCATCGCAGCGTCAAACAACCGACTTCTGGTCACCGTCTATCCCGGCGACTACGCCGAGGACAATCCCGTCACCCTGCCGGATTACGTGTCTATGGACTGTCCTGGAAGGCACGAGAACACCCGAATGACCTGCAACAACACCGGGTCAAACGGTTTGATCCTGGGCAAGGATCAGGACATCGTGGGTCTCCAGGTACGTGATGCCAGCGGTTCCGGGAGTTCCGGGTTTGTCTTCGCCGCCGGCTCCGAGGACTGTGAGCTTCACGACTGCCGGACCCGTGACTGCGATATCGGGTGGAGGAACTCCTCGTCAGGGGGCCTGGGGATTATTCTGCGGGAGTGCAGCATCACTGGCGGCTCAGGCACCACCGGTATCCAGGCGGATGCTGGCACCGAGACCACTGTAGAAGGATTCCAGGTCCCGGACAGCCCCACCTTGACCAACTGGATTTTGGCGGACGGTGCAGGTGCTGTGATGGCCGTGGAGCCGGGTTCTTGTTTGTCCCCCAACGTCACCAACGGCATCAACTGTCGCAACGGCGCTCAGGTCTTGACCGCAGGGGTCGGAATCAACAACGCCGCCGTAGGAATCCGGGTCGGCGCAAATGGGACCGTTATCTTCACCTCCGGTGGTGCTGTGGACTGCACCGAGGATGCTGTCCTTGAGGCTTCTACATCATCCCTGAGCGTGTCCGGTTCGTGGATGCACCCGGAGAAAATCACCGGCATGGCGACAGGCACCCTCCTGGGGTCCATGCTCAGTGACACCGCAGGCGATGAGGGCTTCAACGTCCTGGGTGAGTTCCACGTCGGTTCCAAAGAGAACCCGCAAGAGTCCTGTCTGGGTGGTGGGGACAGCTACTTCTGGGGGGTCAACACCTTCACCAACACCAACCTGGAAGTTGGGACGTGGGCCGATCAAACCTCCGTGGCACAAAGCCCCACAGGGTCCACCTTCGTGGCGTTCCCCGGTGTCACGGCGGGCAACTGCATGTATGTGGGTTCCGACTACACCTTCCCCGGCCTCAAAATCAGTTCAACGGTCGCCATGGTTCTTGGAGCCGGGGCGATCATTTTGGAATTTTGGAACGGTGCCGCCTGGGTCGAGGTGAACCACATGGCGACCGAGGGGGATTACCCCTACGAGCAGTACGCCAACACCATCCTGGAACGTGCGGCATCCGAGCAAACCCGGTTCGACATGACCATGGCGTCCTGGGCCACCAAGGATCTGAACGGGATCACGAAATACTGGGTGCGCCTCCGTATCGTCACGGGCATTACGACGGCCCCGACCATCCAGCAAATCAAGTGCCACACCCACAGGTTCGAGGTCAACAACGACGGGTTCAATGAGTATTTTGGAACCGCCCGCCCACCATTCCCCTACGCCTATAACCTGGCGTCCATGCAGGTGGTCAACGGCCTTACCCCGACGTCACAGGATCTGAACTACAGCAGCACCATCGTCCTGAGCTTTGTTCGGAACAAATTCACCAACAACTCCCTGGACGGGACAGGCGGGGCCTTTGAAATTTTGGAAGGGACGGACACCTCAAACCCCCTCACAATCAAGGCCGATATTTACCCTGAGACCACGGGTGGGAATTTTGAGATGAAATTGCTGATCTCAAAGCACGTTCCTGGGGACCCTATGGACGGGACCGTGGCCGAGACGTCGACTGCAATAGTCCAGACGGCGGGGACTACCTCAGTCCCACAAACCTTCGAGTGGTCGGTCGATATCAGCGACCTGGTACCTGGGAATACTGTGGCCTTTGCCCTGTCTCGGGATTCCAGGGTGGGGAACGACCCGCCGGACACCTTGGCAGGTGGTGTGGTGCTGGAGGCTATTCAGATCACAGCGGTAAGTTGGAAGTGACACGTATCAGGGGTGGCAAGACAGATGGATGAAAAGCGGGAAAAGCGGGAAAATGTTGCACAACCCAAACAACCCCAAAGGGAGGGGACATCTATCATGCCACCTGAAGAAGCAGCGGAAGCACTGGAAGAGATCAAAACACGCCTGAAGACAGCAGAGAGTGATATTGCCGAGTTAAAAACGGCGACTGCCCTGCTCGAACAGGGTCAGGAGAACCTGGAGGGAGTGATGGAGGCGGGGTTTGATCGGGTGATCAAACGGGTGGACAAGAGGGAGGCGGAAGAAGCCAAGGCCAGGGAAGATCGGCTCAAGGAAGTCCTGGCAAGGAAGGATCGTGAGGCCAAAATGAAGACCTCGGTTATCGTTGCTTTGTTGGTCTTGTTGGGCACGGTGTTGACGGCCCTCGTGAAGTTCTGGCCCGCCGTCGAGCAAGCCTCCAAATAACGTGGATTTCCTCTCCCTGCTACTTCTTGGAATTCCGGCCGTTCTCGCCTTCCTGCGGTGGGATATCCTCAACAAGGACGGCCCGCTGTTCATTCTTCTTACCTGGATTTGGTTGAGTGATACGCTACGGTGGACGCTTCTCCCCCACACAGGGGCCTCTCTCGTCGTCTGGATGGCCCTGGACGCTCTACAGGTGTCCTGGTACCAGGCGCACGTTCTGGCCATTCACCGGGGCCGCTGGACGCTCCTGGTTGCCTGCCTCACCACCATCGTCACCTTGGCATCCGCCGGATACTACGTGGGTGTGGAGAGATGGATGGGTGTCTTCTCTCTCAGGTTCGTGTGGCTCGAACTTGCCGGGCTTGGGTGGTCCGGTGTTGGTATTCTTTGGTGGCTCCGTCAGGATCCGGGACCGGGCCAAGTTCTGGGGGCGACCTCATCAGGGTTGTCCGTGGCGCAGGTGCTGCACCTGCGCCCCCAAACCTTCTGGGCTTTGTGCCCGCGGCTGTTCCATGCTATCACCTTCATAACGTTGGTGGGCGGCTTCGTGCCGTACCTGAAAACACAAACAAACTCACAGAAGAGGTAGAACGAATGGCAAACGGTCAATCACCCGTACCCAAGATGCCCACCGCAGTCATGCACTGCCTGCACAACTGGACCTACAGTGACGGAGGCTACCAGGACACTGCGCCCCCGCAGGACGTCTTCTACCTCCACGCCATCTCGGACGGAGACGGCAAGGTGAAGTGGGAACTCGTCGAGAGCGTCCCTTCCTGGTCGGAACGTTGTGGGGTGTCCAGCGCCGACAACACCACGATCCAAGACTGCACGCTCAGTCAGGATGGCTTCACCCTGACGGATTCCAACGAGGTGGAATACCAGATCCATTATAATCCGGGTACAAACGAGGCGTACCTGGCAACGGTGTAACCCCCTTGTAGTTCCCCTCCTCTCCGGGTACGATCTCCGTGTAACCTAATCGGAGACCACCCCATGACCCTATGCACTCCGCACGGCCTGTATAACTGCTCAACATGCAGTGCCATCGAGATCCTCGTGCCTGACGGTTGCGTGCTGCCCGACAACGAGGAGTGGCACCTTGCGTCCCGCGAGATGCCACCGGACGGCGTCCTGATCCTGACCTGGCATAAAGACTGGGATCGGCCCGATGTGGCCATTTTTGAGGACGGGAAGGTGTGGTCCGGGTGGACCTACTGTGTCGACGCCACACACTGGCGGCTGCTGCACAACACACAACCATGACACGGAGACCTACCATGCCCACCAAACACCCACTACGCAGTAAGACCCTATGGACGGCAGTGCTTATCCTCCTGCTCACGTTGGTCGAAGCTTACCTCGCAGGTGAGTTGACCCGCACCACGGCCACAGGGGTCGTCTCAGCGGCCCTGATGGCTCTCCTGCGGACGTTGACCTCGTCAGGTATCCTGTGGGGTTCCCCGGCACCCAAAGCGCCTGAGAAGGGCGCTGAGGGGCAAGAATGAGGGACCGTCGCAACACGACAGATGTCGACCTCGACCCGTGTGTAAATCTGTGGGTCGCGGTCCTCCGGCAGGCGGCCAAAAACACACGATCAAAAGTCGTGGCCGTCGCAGCGTCGGCACGCCACTGGCTGCACACGGAATCCACGGATCCGGGGTGTTTTGTTTGGATCTGTGACTCTTTGAATTTGGACGCGGGATGGGTCCGGAATCAGATCGAACGTCGGGGGCATTGTAATGATCTGGCTACCTGGCTTCATCCAATACCCGGATTCCGAAATCCCCAAATTCAAACCTCTCAAAACCCCCACCGGAATCGTGATCCACTCAGGTGCCGTGGGGGCGGGGGTTGCCGAGTGGCTCGCCCGGAACAAATACAGTTGTCACTTATCCTGGTCTTCCACCCACGGGGAGTTGGTCCAGCAAGTTCCCCTCGATCTGAGAGCCCAACACGCTTCCAGGGCCAACGATTGGTGGGGGCTAGAGATGCCTGGCCCTTGGGATAAGGACCCACGGTCCGTCTCGGAGCTGGTCGAATTCGCCCGTGCCATTGCAGCCCTTCAAATTGCCGCCAACGGGAACCTGTCAGGGTGGTGTCGCCACAGCGATTTGAACCCCAAGAAGAAGGATCCAGGGCCGGGGTTCGATGAGAGGTTCGTCCGTGCCCTGTCTTGTGCCGGGATTGTTTGGAGGTTGCCTTGATCGTCATCCACGTAGCCAGGAAACCCCTCTCGGAACCCACCGTGGCCGCCAACGTCACCGAGCATGGGACAGGCGGTTTGAACATCGACGGGTGTCGGATTGGGGAAGAGGGGGGTGGCACCACCTGTAATCGTCGGGACGAGCAGGGTCGGTGTCAGGGTCACCCCGACCGAGCGGGCACGGCCTTCGGTGTGACCTACCACGCCGCCTCCGGCTCGGGAATCATGGGACGCTTCCCCACAAATTTGATCCTGACACAGGAGGCTTCGTCCCAGTTCCCAAAATATTTCAAAGTGACCCCATGATCGTCATCCACATAGCTCGTAAGCCTCTTGCAGCGGGTAACTCGGTGGCGGCCAACGTTCTCAAACACGGGACGGGGGTGCTGAACATCGACGGGTGCCGGATCTCCGGACCCCAGGGTCCCGACAGGTCACTCGGTCCGTCCCGTACCAACTCCCCTCTCTACGGGGTGGTCAACCGGGTGATCAACCCGCAGAATTCCGGGGGACGCTTCCCCACAAATTTAATTCTCCAACATCTCCCTGAGTGCGATCTGGTCGGGGAGAAGAAGGTCAGGGGCACCAACTTCCAGGGCCACCCGGAAGGTCGCAGCAAACAGGTGTACGGCTCCGACTCCAGGCCACGCCCACCTGCCGGATACGCCGACGCATCCGGCAAAGAGACCGTGCCGGATTGGGATTGTGTCCCTGGGTGCCCTGTGGCTGAGTTGAATGGGGATTTTGTGGGGGCAAGCAGGTACTTCAAGGTGCTGCCGTGAAATACAACACCACACAGGAAATGAATGGCCTCGACCTACTTGCTCAGGTAGAGACCGGGACCATCCCGGCGATATTTTTTGACCCTCAGTACCGGGGCATCCTCGACAAATTATCTTACGGTAACGAAGGTGCTCGACAACAGGGTCGTGTTCGTCTCGTTCAAATGGACACGGCCGCCATCAGGGAGTTCCTCACCCACATCGAGAGGGTGCTGCAACCCAGCGGCCACCTGTTCTTGTGGATTGACAAGTTCATCCTGGTCTCCGGAGAACTCCAAGACCTGCTTGCAGGGCTCGGCACCTTGAACCGCGTGGACCTCATCACCTGGGACAAGTGCCTGTTCGGGATGGGTTACCGAACCCGCAGACAGGCCGAGTACCTGGTTGTGCTCCAAAAATCTCCCAAACGGGCCAAGGGTGTGTGGACCAAACACAACATCCCTGATGTGTGGCCGGAGAGGGCTATCAGGGGCGGGCACCCACACGCCAAACCTGAGCGCCTACAGCGGGCTCTAATAGAGGCCGTGACCCTGGAAGGGGATATAGTGCTGGACCCTGCTGCGGGCGGCTACAGCGTCCTCACAGCGGCCCTGAGTTGCAGTCGCAGGTTCTTGGGATGCGACCTCGGGTTTGTGGCTCCGCCTGTGCCCAAGTTCAAGAAGTGGGACATCCTCGACATCCTCTCCGCCTGACCCTTCCTTCCCCCCAAAGAAATCGAAAATAAATCCCGATTTGCCCTTGACCTCCCCGCTAGTATCGCTATAATTATAAACATGAACAACAAGGGAGACAACATGGCAACTAAGGGACACACCTTCAAACCCCAACCCCGCAGGCCGGATGTGTGTGAGACTTGCGGTAAGATGCAGCCGTACCACAGCAAGTGGTGGATACGGCGGGTCATCTACCGGTACTTCCAAATCTAACCCCAACCGCCCCCCGCAAGGGGGGCATGTGGAGAGACGCATGGCAAACCTTCTGACCCTGATTATCCTGACCTTGACCCTGGCAAGCTGCGGTGGTGAATACCCGGAAGAGCCTGTCCAGGACAGCCGAGTCCCACGGCCCGGCATTTTTGACGGAGGAAAAACCCAGGAGACCTCCCCCAAGGTCCAAAACAACAACTTCATGGTGGCCTACCATCGGTACAGCTACCAGGGGTTCGGGATGGGGACGGTGGCCCCGAAAATCCCGGCAATCCGTAAGGGGAGTGCTGCCACAGTGAAAATGCACGAGGATCAGGTTGAGGAACTCTCGTTCACCTTCCAGGTCCCCCCCAAGAACACAGTAAACGTGACGTTCACCAACGGAGTGTTGAGTCACCTGGAGGAATGCACCCAGGACATGTGCTTCAAAATGACCCAACCACTACCTGGAAATACGCTCCGGGGATTGGTGTTCCTCTCGGCCTTCGAGGATGGTGTCCTCGGGTTCTACGAGGGTGAGATGCTGGACCCGGACACACAGGAAGCCTGTTACCTGACGATCTTCTTCCACCTCGACCCGGACACGGACAACAAAGACAGCTTGATCCCCTGACAAACCACCCCTTCCAATCCGGACCACCCAGCAAGCCGCCGGGTGGTTTTTTATTTTCCCCCCGCACGCAGAGACACCCCAACAAACAAAGCCGCTTACGGGGCATCTGAGGGCATGTTCCGGGAAATTCTCAAATACCTTGAGATGGGGGCTTGACTCGTGCCGCAATTGCGGGTACAACTCAACAAGTAACAAGGAGGAGCAACTATGAAGAAAATCATGGGAACCAAACAGGCTGCCAAATATCTGGGACAGGGCTGCGACACACGCACTATCAGGGGTCTCTCCCGGATGGGAGTTCTCCCCTACACCCAACTCGGTAAGACGACCTGGTTGTATGACCAGGAAGATTTGGACAACCTGGCTGTCAGGCTGGGTCTCAAGGTGCAGGGCTAGCCCCCCAAACGAGAAGAACCCCGCCAGGAGGGCATCCAGGAGCGGGGTTCCAAAGGATAACAGTATGGAAATCCTGTCATATCATCCGAATAAATCAAGCACCTTGCCCCTCTCAGGTGTAACTGAACACCTGAACAGTTACACCCACCAAGCACCTGGGGTTCTGAGCCCCATGGGGCTCAGAACCCCAAGCACCTGGGGTTCTGAGCCCCACCCCTGGGGTACAAAACCCCAAGCACCTGGGGTTCTGAGCCCCACCCCTGGGGTTTTGTACCCCACCAAAACAGATACCTGTCTCAACGGTTGGCTGCCAAACGATCTGACTGCAACGGATCCCTGCGTTAGCAGCAGGCTGCTTCCACCGGGTGGCTGCGAATCGGCAGGGACCTCTTCTGCTTCTGTTCCTTCTGCCCCGCACCCGGACCCGGAGAATCGAAATGCCTGACGAGAAGAAAAAAGAATTCGATCATCGGATGCCTGGGCTCCTGGATCTCCTGTGGGACACCACCATGCCTGCCAAGGCGAAGATCCTGATGGTGTTGGGAATGGCTTATCCCAGGTCAGTGGATACGGGCAGTTTGTTGAATGTTATCTCGGAGAACAACCCTGTGAGCAGGAGGAAGATGCAGTATCTCCTGAGAGACCTGGCGAAGGACGGGAAGATCAGGCGGTCCAATGGACAGAACCACTTGATAGTGGCTGGGTTGGGGGTGCCGGATGAACAGCACCTGAAGTCGTACAGAGCCCTGTATGGGAGGCTGAAGGGGCCGGGGACCATCCCCATGCCGCAGAAGGAGATGGAGGAAAAATCCCGCGGGAAGAACCTGGAAGCCATCCCCTACCGGTTCACCTGTGAGCAGGTGGAGTGGCTCGACGCCCTCGACCTGTTCGGGGACACCCTGTTCTGGAGTCGTCAGTTGCCTCGGAGGGTGGAGGGGTCCACCACCCTGATGGCCATGTCCGGAAAGGTGGTGGAGGTGCTGGGTGACCTGGCGGAGGACGTGCCTGTGGGGCATCTGATCGTCATGCAGGCGGTGCACAGGGTCCACCACCACCACCAGTCAGGGAAGAAAGCGGTGACCAATCCCTGTGGGCTCCTGCAGAAGATCCTGAAAGATCTTGCAGCAGGCGACCTGAGCCACCGTAATGATGCGTGGCTCGCCTGGTTGCGGGAAGGATTGGAGGACGAACCCTATGGGGAACGTCTTACGGTGGCGGAGCACCTGGAGGCACCTGTCACGCCTCCTGCCGAGCCGGAGACCTTCAAGGCACCCGATACCCCTGTGGAGCCGGCAAAGCCGTCAGAAGCCGTACAGGACGCCCCTGTGGACGACCTGGAAGAAGCGTCCGCCGCATGGGACGACTACGAGGCAGCTTCCACCGGATTCCGCCTCGAAAATTAAATTCACCCTTGACCTCCCCGGCCCCGGTGTTATAGTTATAACCATCAAACAACGGAGGCAACATCATGCTGATCAGAACGAGCGAGGCCGTGAAAATCCTGGGGATCACACCCCAAACCCTGAGAGCCTGGGTGAAAAAAGGCATCCTCCCGGAGCCCGTGCAGATCCACCAGAAATTGTGGCTCCACAACAAAGACGCCGTGGAGAAGCTGGCGGAAGAGAGGAGAAGCCAATGAACCGCTCCGAGATATACCGGAAACTCCGCCTGATCGACTCCCTGATGTCCGATGTCCGCCGCCTGTTGGCGGAGGATGAGGAGGAGAAGCCGTGGGAAGAGGACGAGGGCACCCCGGAGCCCACGGAAGAGGACAAGACGCCTGACGAGGGACCTGTGGACATCTGGGAGTATTGGGAATCCCTGGAAGAGGATGCCCCCCGTCCCGAGGTTGGCACCCCGGAGTACGAGAAACTGGAACTGGAGTTCAAAAAATCTCCCCAACGGGCCAAGGGCACCAAGACCCCCGGCGGCAAAGCCGCCAAGCGGAAACCCGGTGTGACCCGCAACATGATTTATGAACTGCTCAAGATTAAACCCTGGTCCAAAAATGGACTCATACCTGAGGTAGGGGTGGGTAACGGGTCTACCAGCCGACACGTCCTTACCCTGGTGGCACAGGGCCTGGTGGTACAGTACCCCAACCTCCCCGGCGAAGACGCCCTGTGGGTCGCCCGGGATTGGAAGCCCGCAAAGGAGGTGTCCGCATGACCCCCCGAGTTATCGTGATGGATGCCCCCCACGAGGGACGCCCCTGTTACCGTGCCCTGGTTGAGGTCGAGCCGCACTATTTCTACCGGGTGGACATGGGCCAGTGTGTCCCCGCCATCAAAGGGCTGAACCCTCTCAGCCGCCACGACCTCGGGACCAAGGATGGACCTCAGGTCGACACCCTGTGTGAAGTGGTGAGCCACGCCATCCTGGTCGCCGAGGACCAGATGGAGATGGACCGCATCGAGCACGCAACTTTGGAAGTTTGAAATCCCGTTTTTTCACAAAGAAAGACCCCGAAGTAACTTTGGGATGGTAACTTCGGGGTCAAAACAACATTCAACCGCAACTTTGCCCACACAAGAAGGAGAAAAACAACATGCCTGCCAAACCCCATGCCCTGAGGTATTTCGAATTCGACCATCTCCCTGCCCCCCTACAGGAGATTTCCCGACCGTTCCACGCCCTGGCCCATCAAATCGCGAAGGTGCCCGGCCCCCAAACGGCGGTCGCCCTCCAACACCTCCTCGAATCCAAAGACGCCGCCGTCCGTGCCGGATTGGCGAAGCGGGACCAGCAGTGATTCCGTTCGACAAAATTCTCCGGGAACAATTCGAGAGACAACGCCCTGAAGGGGAGCCCCTGAGAATTGAAATCCGCACACACCTCCGCAAACAGGAGGTGAGGGTGACCCTCCTTACGCCCGCCTCAAAAATCTCCAGGCATCTCTCCCTGGTGGATTTGGAACAGCTCAATTACCCCGAGACCTACCTGGCCCACCTGGTGGGTACGATGCTGGCCGAAGAGTAGCCCCTCCCACATTCCCCCAAAAAAACGTGCTACAATGACCCCGGTAACACATTACAGGGGCTAAAAACATGCCAAAACCAGGAAAACCGGGTCGTCCCACGAAGCTCACCCCAGAAACTCAAGACCAGATCTGCTCCGCTTTGGCCGAAGGGCTGCCCAGGGAAATATGTTGGGCGGGCATTATCTCGGAGATGACCTTCTATCGCTGGATGAAAAGAGGTAAAGCGGCCAAATCCGGGAAGTATGCTGATTTTGTTAGTGCTGTAAAAGAAGCTGAGGCCCAGGGGGAGGTCAACCTGTACCGCAAGGTCTCCGCAGCAGCCCCGCACTGGCAGGCCCCCATGACGTTGATGGAACGCCGCTGGCCCAAGAGGTGGGCACGTACCGTCCGCACCGAGGTCTCCGGCCCCGAAGGTGCCCCCGTGGGTGTCAAGGTCCAGGTCCAGCAGCAGGTTGACCAGCGTAACGAGGCCCGTGACGCCCTGGCCCTCCCTCCGCTCGAAGTCGTTGAAGAAGAAAAATGATCCCCCGCGACAACCTCCCCGGATTCGCCGCCGCCGTTGGCGAGGCCCAACGGGATCCCTGGATCCCTTACCCGCACCTGGAATTTATTTCCCAAAAGGTCACCCAGGCCATCCGTAAACCTGGTGGGGGGAGGCTGGTCATCAACATCAGCCCCCGCCACGGCAAGAGCAGGCTGATCTCCCACTATCTCCCCACCTGGTACCTCGAGGCTGCACCTGAAAGGCACGTTATGGTGGGATCCTACGGTGCCAGGCTGGCCGAGGAGTGGGGGAGAAAAACCCGTGACACCTTTGAGCAGGTGCCCGAACTCCACACTTCCGTGCGGCCCGACGTCAGGGCCACAAACCGTTGGGCCACACCCGAAGGTGGTGGGATGGTCTCCGCAGGTGTGGGCGGCCCGATTTTGGGAAAGGGTTATCACCTCGGAATCATTGATGATCCCCACAAGTCCTGGGACGAAGCCCAAAGCACCATCAAGCGGGAGACGGTCCACGAGTGGTTCGACGGGACCTTCCGCAGCCGAGCCGAACCCAACGCCACGATTATCCTGATCCAACAGCGGCTGCACGAAGACGATCTGGCGGGGTACTTGCTCTCCCAGTACCCCGATGAATGGGATGCAGTGGTGCTTCCTGCGATAGCTGAGGCTAACGACCCCATGGGCCGTGCCGTGGGAGAGGCCCTTTGCCCCGGCCGTTACCCTGTCGAGGCACTCAAAAGGATGCGGAGGTCGATGCCCCCGGCCCTGTGGGATGCCATGCACGGCCAACATCCCCGGCCTCCTGGCGGCACGATCATCCACGAGGCATGGCTTAAATTCTACGACCACCCACCCTCGGATCTGGATAAAATCATCCTGTCCTGGGATATGGCGTTCAAGGACTCGTCATCCTCCAGCTACGTCGTAGGGCAGGTGTGGGGGCGAAAAGGATCCAACGCCTACCTGCTGGACCAGGTGCGGGACAGGATGGATTTTGTCCGCACTGTAGAGGCACTCCGGGCACAAATTTCCAAGTGGCCACAAGCCCGAAGAAAATTGGTCGAGGACAAGGCAAACGGCCCGGCGATTCTCTCCTCCCTCCAGGCCGAGATCCCAGGTCTTATCCCGATAACACCACAGGGATCCAAAGAGTCCAGGTGTTATGCCCACTCCACTTTGTTCGAGGCCGGAAATATTTGGATCCCCAACTACCAGCGGGCACCGTGGGTGAGGGGATACGTGGCGGAGATGACGGCGTTCCCCGGCTCAGAAAACGACGACCAAGTGGACGCAACGACACAGGCACTCGCAGATCTGTATCTGTACCCCCAAAGACGCACCTCCCCTGTGGGCGGATATCGCACCGTGTCGGCAGGTAGATATAGTGGTATGGGCGGCGGATTTTGACATCCGCCGAGGATTCCTACAGGATGAAGTTATGAAACTACGAAATCTCCCCCGCAGAGCGGCCCAGCGTGGCCTGAGAGCCCTGGGAATTACACGTAACCCCCTGGAAGCTACCCGAGCCCTGGACGGCTTTGAACCCGCACCTGCTCCCCCTCCTGAGTCACCCCGCCCAAACGACGGGATCTACGTCTCCGGGCGGCGAGACGATTACAACACGGACCGTTACGCTCGTGCCAATCTCACCCCCGAGAAGGTCGGCACCATGCTCCGCAAGGCGGAGGAGGGCGACACCTCCCAACAGTATGAGCTGTGGGAGAAAGTCGAACAAGATCCCAGGGTGGGGCGGCTGTACCTCCGCCGTCGGCAGGCTGTCCTGAGCAACCCCCTGCGGATCGAACCCCAGGACCGAGAAGACCCCAAAGCCGTCCAGGCCGCTGACCTTTGTCGGGCTGCGATTCAGGGAGGGATCTACAAAGGTTCCGCCCTTCCCGGCATCAAAAACCTCGACGGCGGTCTCTTCGATTTGACAGACGCCATTGGGAAAGCGTTTGCTGTGGCCCAGATCGAGTGGGTTACCCAGGGTGGGGTGGTGCTCCCGCATCGTCTCCACCACTGGCCGCAGTGGCAGTTCCAGCTTGGGGATCCGACAAAATGGGCCGCTCAAGATGCCGACGATATCAGGGTGCTCTCGGACACGGATTGGAACGGCAAGAGGCTGGCGGATTTCGTGGCCGGAACCTGGATCGCCCACACGCAGAAAACCTTCTCTCAGCCCCTGGCCCGTGCAGCCATGTTCAGATCCGTGACGTGGCACTACCTGTTTAAAACTTACGGGGTCAAAGACTGGGCCACCCTGCTGGCTCGCTACGGTATCCCGCCGAGAATCGGGAAGTACGACGACACGGTCGACGAGAAGGCGCAGGCGGCGTTGTGGAACGCCCTCCTCCGCATGGGGAAGGATCACGCCGCCATGATCCCGATGGACAGCACCATTGAGTTGATCGAACAGCACGGCACGGGGGGTGTGGCTCCCCACCCGGCGATGATTAGATACTGCAACGAGGAGATCGCCGTGGCTATCGCAGGAAATACTATGGCCGTGGATCAGGGTGACCGGGGAGCCAGGAGCGCCAAAGAGGCATTCCAGGACGAGGATTACATCCAGGCCAAATTCGACGCCAACGGTGCAGGGCACGGAGGAGGGGGCCTGGCGGGAACTCTCCAGGAGCAACTGTGCTCCCCTCTCGTCCGGTATAACCTGGGTGAGGAGTGGCCTCTCCCACGTGTGTTCTTTGACCTGGATGAGCTGGAAGACCTGAGTGCCCAGGTCGAGATCGACAAGACCACACAGGCGATGGGGTATCCGATCTCGGCACAATATATTGCCGAGAAATACTATGGCGGAAAACTACCTGGGGGGGTGGATCCAACAACAATTTTGAAACCCTTGAGTGGGAGGGGCCAGGGTTAAACCTGGAAGAACTTGTGGAGGTTCCGGGGGTGTGATGACCCCCGGAACCTCCAAGTCGTTCTCAGCCGTGATGGGGTGACAAAAACACACAGCGTATCCCGGATTGTCCTCTCCGCCTTCATCTCACCCTGCCCAGACAAAATGGAGTGCTGCCACAACGACGGAGATCCACCGAACAAGATGTCCTGGCCATCCGCAAGGACGGCGGAGTTCAAACGGCAATTGCCGTTGAATATGGTGTAAGCCGGGCGACCATTGGTGATGTTAAAAGTAGAAGAACCTGGGGCTGGTTCAACGGTGTAGATCCCGCCACCGTTCTAACGCCGGTTGGGTCGGGCGACCCTCCTCCATCCTGATCGAGATATCGCACTCAACACAAACCCACCCGGCCTTCACCCTGTCGTCCATCGTTTTGATTCGTATCCGACGTGTGGCCCCCTCGACACGGAAACTCCGCATACACCGTGGACACTGATACAGGCTCCACTTGTGATCCACTTCGTCCAGCCAACTGTCACTCATCAGATCTCCTCCAGTACAACGCTGGGTGCCCGGTATTGTTTGCCGTGATAACGACAACCCGGAAGGAGGCACGTCAACACTTTGCCGTCGTTGGATCTGCAAAGAGGGTGACCTCCACCAGGACAGGAGTAGGTTTGGATAAGGTAGGAGACCGGGGGCTCCTGCTTCAATTCCTCTTGCAGGCGGGCGATAAGATCCCGGTTGTGCAAACAAGAAGGGCACAATTGGATCATTCCCGGCTTGGAGGTACACTCAGCACATTCCTTAAATTCTTCCATTAAACACCTCACCAGCCTGCACCCAGGCGTCCACGTCCTCGGGCCTATAACGCACCGCACCACCGACCCGCACGTACTTCGGACCCCTGCCACGCCGTCTCCACTTGCTAATCGTATCCGGCTGTAGTTGGAGGATTTGTGCCAAATCTTCGGTTCTCAGAAACTTTTTTTTAGTGTCCATGTCCACTAGTATACCCCCAGATACCCCCACAATCCATCCATATACCCACACATACCAAAATATGCAGGCATTACAGGCACTTGACGGACCCGTGGTGTGTACTCCAAACTAAAAACCGTGAAAGAAAAAACTCTCATCTTTGGGTCGTTGGATCTGTCCACAACCCTTCTCGCCGACCCCCCTGAAGATTTCGACGGGTATATTGAAGTCCTGCAAACAGGAGCCTGGAAAGGTCACTGGCAGGGTGAGTTCGAGATCACCGAGGCCATGCTCGATCAGGCGGTGACTTACGGGAACTCCCGTAAGAATGCCACACCCTTCGAATACGGCCACGACAGCTTCATGGGGAATGGAACCCGAGCTATCGCAGCCGGGTGGGTCGAGCCGGGAAATCTGGAACTCCGAAAAGTTGACGGTATCCCAAAACTCTTCGTCAAACCCGACTTCACGGCGAAGGCCCTGGCCCATATCCAGGCCAAGGAATACCGGTACGTGAGTGCGGAGTTCCGGTTCAACACGATTGATCGAGTGACCGGGAAATGGGGAGGTGCGAGCCTCCGTAGCATCGCCCTGACTATCCATCCGTTTATGGAGGAGTTGGGAGAAATCCGAGCCAACAGTGACGACGCGGGCCGCCTGTTTACAGGCAACCCTTACCAGGAGCACAACAACATGGACAAGAACGCCCTCATCGCCCTGTTGGGCCTCTCCGAGAACGCCTCGGACGACGACGTGAAAAACGCCATCAAGAACCACGTTGCCCTGAGTGCCGCCATCCCCGGCGACGACAAGGCCGCCTCCCTGGCCGAGATCAAGGCCAAGGCCCTGAGTGCCGACGCCACCACGAGCCGCCTGGCCGCCCTTGAGGCTGCCGAGCAGGTCCGGGAACAGGAGCGTAAGGACGCCCTGGCCCTGTCCGCCGTCAAGGCCGCCCAGAAAGAGGGCAAGATCCTCGGGGACGACACCGAGCATTTCAAGGCCCACCTGGACCTGGCCAAGCAGGATCCCGAGCGTTTTGCGGCCCTGAGTGCCACGATGCCCAGGGTCACCCCTGTCGGTGACGGCACGCCCACACCGAAGACCGCTCCAAAGGTCGATCTGGACGACACCCAGGCCGAGATCAACCGCCAACTGGGCCTCTCCACCGAGGTCTTCAACAAGCACAACCGGGTCACCGCCTAATCCCTCGGGATAACAGGAGCACACTATGACTGCCATCGCCGCTGACCGAGAAGCCAAGTCCTTTGACGAGGGGCTCGTCGCGTACCCCGTCGCTGCCGCTACCACTCTTTACGCAGGGACTGCTATCGGTGTGAATGCCGCCGGTTACGCAGTTGCCCTGACCGATTCCGCAGCCCTGAAATTTGTCGGTATCTGCAACTCCCAGGTCCGCAATACCACGGCTGAGGGCTTCGGCTCCGCCGGAGACCTGGACGTCCAGGTCCACACCCGTGGCATCTTCGCCATGGTCTCCGCAGGACTGGCCATCACCGACCAGATGGTCGACTTGTACTGGGCCGACAACCAGACGGTGCAGGTGGCCCCGACCGAGCAGTACGCCGGGAAGCTGGTCCGTTTTACCTCGGCAACCGAAGCCCTGGTGGACATCAGTGCCGCCATCCCGCAGCCGGATTCCGAGAGTGCCGATGAACGCCGCAGCCTGGGTGTTGCCGCCAACAAGGTCATTGCCGCCAACGATTTGGTGGCCATGGACGCCGACGGATATCTCGTCGCCGCCAACGACGTGACCGCCGTGAAGTTTGTCGGGCAGGCCCTTGAGGCGGCCGACAATACAGGTGGGGCAAACGGCGACATCGACTGTTTCGTCGCCCGTGACGGCGTTCGCAGCTTCACCGCTGCGGGCCTGGCCGAGGCGGACGTGGGCAAAGAAGTTTTTGTCTCCACAGCCACAAACGTCACCCTGGTTCCCGGCCGCATGTCGGCGGGTATCCTGGCCGAGTTTTCCAGCGCCACCGTGGCTGTCGTGGATATCGGCGGGGCCTCCCAGGTTCCCATGGGCAAGCAGTTCGGCGTGGCCGCCAACAAGGTCATCACCGCCGGTGAGTTGATCGGCGGTGACGCCGACGGTTACGCCCTCCGGGCCAACGACGCTGATTGTGTGGCCTTTGCCGGTGTGGCCATGGACTCCCAGGACAACACGGGTGGGGCCGACGGTGACCTGAGCGTCACCCTGAAACAGCAGGGTCGCATCCGCATGACGGCCGCTGGCCTGACGGACGACGACGTGGGCAAGCCCCTCTACGTGTCCGACGTCACCACGGTCTCCCTGACCCCCGGTGACGTGTACGCCGGGAAACTGGAGCAGTTCACCGCAGCTACCCATGGCAACCTGCTGATGGACGACGCCACGGACGAACCCTACGACATCGACGTCGGAGGCAGCCGTGGTCGGATGTTCATCATCCACGGCTACTACGGTGCAGCCCCCGGTGGTGGTGCCGTGAACATGCGGACAGATATGGAGTTCCCCCGGAAATACCGGGTCATCTCCGCCTTTGCAAACGCCGAGACGGCTCCCGGCGGGGCCGTCGTTTGCACCATCAGCCTGACGGACGGCACGACCAACTACGACGTGACTATCACGGGTGCGGCCGTGGCGGGTGAGAACAAAACTCCCGGCACCACAGCCATGCTGGCGAATTTCGACACCGACATCACCTGCACCGAGGGTGGTGGAGGGGCCGGAGACGGCTACTCGGTCGATTTCATCTGTGAGGAACTGTAAGAAACCACGGGGCCTAATGCCCCATCCAACAAAGGATGGGGCATTAAAACAGCGCCACCGACAAGGAGATCCAAATGGGACTCGTAGCAACCAATCCGACGGTCTTGAGGGCGCTGACCCGTGGCCTCAGGGCACTCTTCAACGAAGAGATCAGCAACGACGACGAACTGATGGCCATCGCCATGATGTTCATGATGGAAATGAACTCCACCGGAGCCATCGAGGACTACAACTGGCTGGGTGAAAACCCCTCCATGGAAGAGTGGATCGACGAGCGTCCAATGAGCGCCCTGCTCCAGAAGGGCATCTCCATCAAAAACTCCAACTTTGCCAATGGATTCCGCTGCCCCCTGGACCTCATCGAGGACGACCAGCTTGGTCAAATTCAGCCTCGGGTTCTGGGCCTTGCCGAGAAGTTCAAAAAGCACGTTTTCAACTCCTTCGTGAGCCTCATCGAGAACGGGTCCACCGAGTTGGCCTACGACGGCCAGGCATTTTTCTCGACGACCCACGCCGAGGGCACCTCCGGCACCCAGTCCAACCGTGGAACCACGGCCCTGAGTGCGACGAACTTCGAGACAGCCTACGCCAACATGACGGAGTTGAAAGACGACCGTGGTGAGCTTCTCGGTATCCGCCCCACCCACCTGTGGACGTCCAGTACCCAGCGTGGCACGGCCAACGAGATCGTGAAGGTGGACCGCCTGGCTTCCGGGGCCTCCAACCCCAACAAAGACCTCGTGGATGTCATCATCATCCCCGGCCTGACCACCCAGACGAACTGGGGCCTGCTCGACAACCGTGGCGTGACCCGCCCGTTCATCAAGCAGGATCGCCGCAAAGTGGCCTTCTCCGCCATGGACAAGATGGACGACGAGCAGATCTTCAACGTCCGTGAAGTTCGCTACGGTGCCGATTACCGGGGTGGTTACGGCTACGGGATCTGGCAGAAGATGTACTTCGACGTGGGTGTGTAACAGCACGTTTGGGGGCTCTAAAGGAGCCCCCGACCCCCACCTAACCACGGCCCCGCATGGCCCTTGCTAAACGCATACGGGGCATTGAGAGCGAGGATACCGTGGCCTACAGCACCAAAGCCCAGATCGAGAGTGCCATCACCGCAGTCAAGGTGTTGGCACTCTCGAACGACGAGGGTGTGGCTGCCGAGACCGCCACCACCCAAGCCCGTATCACCGAGGCCATCCGAAAGGCCGACGGTGAAATCGACGGGTACGCCCAAGCTCGTTACGCCGTGCCCATGGACGCCCCTGTCGGCTCCCTGATCAACGTCATCTCCATTTCCCTGGCTGTGTATTACCTGCACGTCCGACGTTACGGATCCTTCGGACTCCCCGAGGCCGTCAAGGACGAGTACCTGATGCGGGTCAAACAACTGGAGAAGATCAACCAGGGGAAGCTGGATTTGGGTGTGGAACCCACTCCAGCCGCAAGCTCCAAGATGGGCGCAACCGACTCGGGTCCCACAAACCTGTTTGTCCTGCCTTCCAGCACAACAAACGGCACGTTGGGAGAATTCTAAATGGGTGGTGTCCGCATAACGGTCAACGACCGGGACTTCCGATCTGCCTTGCGAGAAGCGGAACGTCGGGGTGCCAACATGCGGGTCATGTGGGATCGTGTAGGCAACGAGGGGTTGGAGATTGCCCGTGAGAACTTCCGGTCGCAAGGTCGCCCTCGCAAGTGGAAGTCCTGGACGAGAAGTTACGGGAACTGGCGCAGCAAGAAAGCTCCGGGAAAGATCCTGAACCTCAGCGGCAGGCTCCTGAACAGCCTGAGCAAAGGTGACGCCGACAACCTCTTCTCCACCAACAGGAGAGGTGCTGAGGTCGGAACGAAGACCCCCTACGCGGAAACCCAACAGGAAGGTGCCCGCACAAGACCCCACGTTATCAAGCCCAAAGCGGGTAAGGCACTGAGATGGGCGGGAAGTTCCGGCACCATCCAGTACGCAAAGAGTGTGAAACACCCCGGTTCGAAGATCCCTGCCCGACCCTTCCTGGTTATCCCGGATAGCCAGGTTCCTCGATTGACAAAGATCATCGAGGATTACATGGCAGCTCCGTGGAGATGACGCATGGCTGACACTGGTCATTGGTCGGCAACCCCACGGAATGCCTGTTTGGCCATCCTGACAGCCTTCGCTGATCTGGAGTTCCAGAACGGTGGTGCAGGTGCAGGGGGTACGGGGTGTGTGAAATCCATAGCCCGAATCGCCCACGACACCGACATGGAAACAATCAAACTGGGGCTCCACGCAGGACTTCCAGGTTTGTTGGTGTTCTATGGTGCCGGGCGTGTGGAGTCCAACACGGCCTCCCAGCGGCGGTTCAACCACGAGATGAAGTTCAGGATCCTGTGCTTGTCGGGAAACTTTGAGTCCCGGATCAAGAGGCAGTCAGGGGCAGGGGACATGGACAGTGACACAACCATCACCCCTGGGGTGGAGGAGCTACAGGACTGGTCCTCCAGGCTGGCTGTGCGGGCACTACAGGACGTGGACGGGATCTCCAAAGTGTACATCGAAAACTTTGACCCGGCTCAAGTCATTGAACAGGGTCTCTACATTGGCACCGTGGATATTGTTGCCACCCGTGAGATCGACGTTTACGACGATCTCATCTCCACGACGCTGGAGACTATTGGCGTGTGCCACCGAGAAGATGGTACTATTGTGTGGGACGACCCTCCGGCCGATACAGTGCCTGACACGGACTGGACATACGACACGGGTGGTGCAGGGCCTTATGACCCTGACGATGCCCCGGAATAGGAGTAGCTGATGGCAAAAAAAATATGGGTCAGCACAAAACCCGGTTTGAGGCTCAAGAAGTTGGGCCTGACCGAACGATACTTCACGGACGAACCGGAAGAGGTGGAAATGTCCGTGGAGGTTATCCGGCGACTCCACCAGGGCAACTTGATTGAGCGGGAGGCCCCCGAGCCTTCGGAAAAATCCAAGAAAACCGCCAACAGCGGGAGCAAGGAGTAACCCATGGCAGGCGAACACACCATCAAATTCCTGGAGATCCAGGATCAGAAGCTCCCTGACGTTCAGGCGGAGGTCGACTGGAGAGGTGGGGTCAACGGCCTTCCGTCCGAGACCAAGCGCCTGCTCCTCATCGGTGCCTCAAAGAACCTGAACGGAGAAATCCGGCGGGCCACGAGCATTGAAGGTGCCATCGACGACTACGGTGAGGGCTCCGTGATGGCCGGGATGGTCCAGGCAGCCCTGACCACAAGTGCCAAGATCGAGTTGTACACTTTGTCCGTCGACGAGGGCACGGGGCAGGCAACCCTGGACAGCACCTTCACCGGCAACGCCACCGCAGCCGGGGTCATCCGCATTTGGGCGGCCGGTGAACTCTTCCAGGTCGCCGTGGCGAATGGTACGGCCGCGGCATCCGTGGCCACCGATGTCATCGCCAAGATCGACAATGACAAATACAACCTGCCTGTCGGCGTGTCGGCCGGAGCCGCCGGGGTGGCACAGTGGGACGCCAACGAACTGGGTCTCGCCGGGAATTCCATCCGAATCCGGGTGGACACCACGAACGTACCGGGGATCCAGGTTAACCATGGTGGAGGTGCCGCCGAGATCGCAGATGACCCGCTTGCCGCAGGAGCCACGGACGTCGATCCGGTCACGGTTCTTGCCACCCTCCAGGGTGAGCAGCGATACCACCTGATTTGTTTGGGTTCCGAGAGCACGGCCAACATTACGGTGCTCAAAACTCACATGGAATTGATGGCCACCCCCACCTACCAGCGGTGGGGCATCGGCATCGTGGCAACCGTGTCAGGTAGTGCAACGGCTCAAACCATCGCGGACACTGAGGACAGCAAGCGCCTCCAGTTGTTTTCCCTGCCCGACAGCCCACGTCCGGTGTGGGAAGTTGCCGCAGCTTTTGCGGCGGCTCGTGCCTCGAAAGATGCCCGCGACGAACTGGACGACTACGAACTGAAGTATCTCCAGCCGGAAGTGGACACCACCACCTGGCCTTCGGATCCCGATCTGGAATCCGATCTGGATGAGGGCGTGACCCCTGCCAAGTTCGTTCGCCAGGGTGCCCGTGTCCTCATCACCAGGTCCGTCCACACGGAGCACAGTTCGGGCGCGGCCCAGCAGAAGGCGTGGGACACCACCATCGTCGAGAAGGCGGACTTCTACCGGGAAGCCCTGATCCTGGCCTTCGCCAAGTACAAGGGTGCAACCCTCAAGACCGCTTCCCCTGCGGGGCGTAGCGGTACCCTCACGCCCAAGAAAGCTGTGGGTGTGATGTTGGCCACAGCCATGCGGTTGGACAGCCTGGATTATCTCCAGGGCGTCAAAACCGACAACAAGAACGGGCTGTTCGTGGCACAGGCAAACGCCACGAACCCTGATAGGCTGGACCTGGGTTCCCCGTTCCGCCCGAGCCGGAGTGCCCACTTCATCGCAATCCAGGTGACGTACACCTTCTAAACACAGCCCCGAACAGGGGCTGAGGAGATATCCGATGGCCGGAGACCTCATCGACAGGGAATACCTCGACATTAACGGTGTCGAGTTTGAGGCCGAGACGTTGAATCAGGAAGGTGACAAGAGTGCCACCACGATCAACGCCATGACAAAAAACAACGCTCCTATCGGGGTGGCCGCCGGGAACGTGGTGTACACCATCACGGCCGATATCGCCGTGAGAGAGAGCCAGATCGACGCCATCGTCACGGACCTGGACGAGTTGTTTGAGGACAACGACCAGGTTCCGGTGGTTATCACGCAGGAAAATGGCAAGACCATTTCCTACGAGGCCGCTGTGATCACGGGCCTCAGTGATGCAGCCACCCACGGGGACGCCATCAAACGTTCCGTGACCATGACGGCCTGGGGCCGCACGGTCAGCTAAGTGTGGATGTCAGGCATTACAAGTTCGCCCATCCTATAACCGCCCCATGGCCTGGTGGCGGTACCGTCAAACTACGCCCTCTCCCACCTTCCCAGGTCAACCTTGCCGAGATGATATCGCAGGAAGCCCTTCCAGGCTCCCAGTCGCTTGTCCTGGCCCTTGAACTGGTCTCCAGGGGTATGGGTGCCCCTGGAGAAACAAAGTCCCTCAGCGGGCTTGTGACGCCCCTTGAACTGGCACACCTGTTGACATACCAACACCAGGCACAACGCCGGGCCAACATTGAGAACTCGGACAGTTTGTATGAATGGATCCGCCGTTCGATGAACGATCTCCCGGAGGTCGCAAATGACGGCCTGGTGGCTTATAATTGCGATCAGGGTGCCGGGCAGTATTACGGAAATGCCTTGCCGGAACTTACTCAGGCTCAATTGGACTGGTTCATGTTCCTGCGGGTGGCCTTTGAAAACCGATACGTAGGGAAAAAATATCCCGATGGTGAGCGCCGCAAGGAAATCCTCAAGGAATGGGTGCTCAAACAAGACCGAGAGAAGAGGTTGGCATGGCAGATGTAAAGGTGCTCGACAAGTACAGCCCCAAAGGGCGCAAGGTTCACCCCGTCAAATGGCCGGGTACGGGCCGCACGGTGGGAATCCTGATGCTCCGGTGTGACGAGACCCTGAAATGCGAGGTCGAGGCACGGGAAGAACTTGCAAAGAGAGGACTCGGCCTGGAAGCCCTGATCAACCGGGATCTGTTGGTTCGCGAAGAAGAAATCCAACAGGTCTATCGGATGGTGGTAGACCCTGAGAGCAAAGGGCAAAAGGAACACCGGGTGTTTAAATCCTCGGACGAGGTTCGCACCCGGCTTGAACCTTGGGAACGTTCATATTTCGTGACGTGGCTCCTGCATCACATGGAGGAATCCAAGGTCAAAATGGACTGGCCCCCGGACGCAATGGAGTAAACCATGGCTCGCAAGGTCACCCTGGAGGTCACCGCAAAAGGTGACCGGGCGGTCAACGCCAAGCTCAAAAAGACGGGCACCCTGGTCAAGCGCCTGGGTCAAAATGCCCGAGGTGCGTCCACCGGTCTCCAGGGTATGTACGGGGTCGTAGGAGGCATCGGCCTGGTTGCCGGGGCCAAGAGGGTTCTCGACTTTGACAAGGCCATTGGCCAACTCGAAGCCGACATGGGCATCACCACCGATGAGGCTTCCCGGATGAGGTTGGAGATGCTGGGTCTCTCCGAGTCCTACGGGGTGGCCAAAGAGGATGTCCTGGCGGCCCTGGGTGTGTTCCAGGACTTCGGAGGCATCGTCAACAAAGGCCGCAAGATCATGGACGGCCTCACCAAGGTTGCAAAGGCCACAGGGACACCGCTCCAGGAACTGGCGACCATCGCCTCGACCCTGATGCAAACCTTGAACATGACCCCCGAGGATGCCCTGAAGAGCATCACCACGTTCAACGAGCAGGCTCTCCAGGGTCAAATTTCCATGCGGAAGCTGGCCAAAGTTATCCCCTCCGTCCTGGGTGCCGGTGTTGCTCGTGGGTTCAAGGGAACTCGTGCCATCCAACAGCTTGGGACGTTGCTTCAAGTTGCCGGGCAGGCCACAGGTGGAAATGTAGAAGAGGCCCGGACCCAGGCCATGGCCCTGATGAGGGACTTGTTCAAGGCATCCAAGATCCTCAAGAAAGAGTTCAAGATTGAGGTGTTGGACAAGAACAAGAACCTCAAAGACATTGACGCCATCATGGCTCAGGTGATCAAGTCCACCAAGGGAACCTTGCTGGACAAGAAGGGGAAGCCCATCTTCACCGAAGAGTCTATTCGGGTTGCCGGTATTTTTAAGTCCATGTTCGATGATGCAGCCGGGAAGTTCCGGGTTGGAACCACGGTGACCAAGGTGGGTGAAGCCCGTGGGGACACCACCAAGATCGACGAGCAACTGGCCCGTCGGATTGGGGGGGTGGCAAAGGAAGCTGAGTCGGTTGAAAAGTCCATGCGGAAGTTGGATTCTGAACTTAGCCGGTCCGGTGGAAAACTTATTCAGTGGTTTGCCTCGGACTTGCCAAACTCCCTCACCCTTGCTGTCTCGGGGGCTCTCGGAGTGAAGTTTGCCGGTGCAGCCACCACCGCCATCTTGTCCCTCAAAGGTGTGGGTGCTGCGGCCGGGATTGTCTCCGCAGGACTTGGACCCTTGATAGGGGCTCTCGGTGCCGGGGTGGCTGCTGGTACAGCCCTTGACCGGGTGACAGGGGCCTCGGACAAACTTGCTGATTTCCTCTTCGAGTTGTTCAACCCTGAGGAGGCCAAGAGGAGGACGCAGGCACAGTTTGAGGCCATTGAGACAAAAACGCAGGAAACTCGATTGGTGGACCCAAGAGGCCCTGCCTTCCTGCGTAAAGAGGAACCGGAGTTCCTTACCAAACCGGAGTTCCTGGAGCGTGGGAATGTCCGGGAGAGGACGCCCCGACAGCGCCGTGTCCACGAACGGGAAATGCAAAAACTCACGGTCAACGTCGAGGTTCAAAATAAAACCGGGATCGACGGCATCACCGCATCAGCCGGTAGAGGGAAACCACAATGAGTGCCTGGCTGCAAGGACTGACCACCGTCAAGTGGAGAGGCGTCACCTTTGACGTGGTGACGCAGATCTCCGACCCACGGCTTCGGCGTCGAGCCCGATATAGTTACCCCTACAGGGAAGGGGAAGACCTGGAAGACATGGGTCGTGAAGCCCGCCCCACCCAGTTCACCGCCATTTTCAGGGGCGACGACTACCTGTTGGACCTGGCCGAGCTACAGCAACAGGTTGATACGGGCAAAGCAGGAACCTTTGAACATCCCTTCTTCGGTTCCTGGCAGGCACGGGTGGACATCACCATCAATCACAATCCGACGGAACGTGATCAGGCAACTGTGGATGTTCAGGTTCTTGAGGATGGCACTGACGCCGAGGTCACGGGTGGGTTCAGCATTGAAACCTCGACCGAGCGGGTTGAAGAAACCATCTCCGATCTCGAAAAGGTCATGGATGAGATCGAACAGGTGGCGGAGGCGGCCGAGGAAGCCGTCGACAAGGCCATAGAACGGGCCGAGGAAGTTGTTGATGCCGTGGATGATGCCGCCACCGAAATCGACAGGAAGATGAATGAGTGCAGATCCAGGGTCTCGAAGGCACGCAAACTGTGCGAACAGGCGTATCCCCCCAACGTGGCAGGCCGGGCTGTAAAAGAACTCAACCACATGACTCGTCGGACCCAACAACTGGCGGACGCAGCCAAAGCCACCAAACCCACAATCCTCCCCAAGACCACCAAGATTGAGGGTCCGTTGAATTTCCTGGTGAGTGAGGCGACCGGCGGGATGGATGCCTTCGACGAGTTCCTGGCCCTGAACAGGATCAGAAACCCTAACAGAATCCCTCACGGAACCGTGGTCGCTGTTTTTGAGGAAGACCCCGATGCCTAAATGGGTCCGGGACATTCGCCTGCTTGTCAACGAGACTGAACTCACAGGGTGGTCAACCTGGGAGGTTGAATCCGATCTGATTCAGCCCTCGGACATGTTCTCCCTGACGGCCCAAAACAAACTGGGTCGTTTGGCCACAGGTGTTCGTCCGGGTGACGCCTTCAAACTGACCCTGGACGGAACCGTGGTGATGCAGGGGTGGGTCGACGATACGATTTACGACACAAACCCAGGCTCGGCTACGTTGTCGGTGCAGGGGAGGGACGGGTTTGGTCCCCTTGTGGACTGCTCGGCCACTCCGGGGACGTACAAAAACGTCACCCTGTTGACCCTGGCGAGGACGCTGTCGTCCCCCTGGGGTATCACGTGGGCTTTGTCAAATTCCCCGGCGTTGAAGACCAACAAGAGTGTCAAAGTGGATCCGGGAGAGACCATCATGGATGTTCTCCAGCGGATGGCCGAGAAGGAACGGGTCATTGTTTGGTATTCCGCTGATGGGAAAGCCTACATCGGGAGACCAGATTACAACATCCCGACCAAGCACAAACTTCTCCTGTATCTTCCCAAATCGGGACGGGTGAGTGAAAATAACGTCAACACCAGCCGGGTATCCCGATCCTGGAGGGATCGTTACGCCACCATCACTGTTGCAGGCACAGGGGCCAACGACGCTACCACATGGGCACGTACTTCCCACCGGAAGCACACGATCACGGACAGTACCATCACGTCCGCCCGTCCACTTATCCTGGTCAGTGGTGACGTTCGCACACTGGATCAGGCCAAACAGATGGCCACCCTCGAACAACAAAGACGACTCCGGGATGCAACCGTTTACGAGTATACCGTTCCAGGACATTTCGGGGTACCGGCACAACCTGGAACGTCCCCTGCTCTCTTCGAGGCAGGGGACCTGGTAGACCTGGTTGACGAACCGGCTGGACTAACCTCCGTCAAAGCCGTTATCCTGAACAGGCGATTCATTCTCGACGAGAATGGGCCGAGGACGATGTTGAAAGTGTACCCCCAGGTGTGGATGACCGCATGAGCCGACTGAATGACATGGTGCGGACGCAGGTGGACAAAGCCATGGCCAAGGTCCGTTCAGGCATCCGCAGGGTGACCCTGGGAACCGGAGGTTCGTCAACATTTACCGCACAACTTGAGGGGATAGATGACGAGACCTTCGAGGCGGCCGAGCTGTGGCATCCTCACGGCCTGACCAGCAGGCCCCCTACGGGCACTGAGGCCGTCGCTGTTGAGCCGGAAGGTTCCGGTGAGGGTGTTGTGGTGGTGGCCACGGCAAACCGCACTGAGGAACCCTCAGTGGACGCTGAGGAGGTTGTCCTCTACGGAAAGTCGGGAACGGGTCAACCCACATTTCGTTTGAAGCCCAACGGGAACCTGCTCTTCTCCACAGGGGGGTCCAACCCCTCCACTTTGGAGATGGACAGTTCCGGGAATGTGGAGATAACGGCCGGTGGGGCAAACACCTCGACATTCAAAATGGACAGTTCCGGGAATGTCGAAATTGAGTCAGGTGCAGCCGGTGACATCGATCTTATACCCGGCCTGATTGCCCATGTTGGTGGGACGGCGGCCACTGCCGTGGATTTCCTCCTGAAGGGTTCAACTTTTGATACGGCCAACAGGCTGCTGTTGAACGCCTTCTCGTTCGCCTTCTTCAGCATGGTCACTCAGTTTGGTGTCCTGGCGGGTAGCTTCACCACCATTGCCGCTGCACACACGGCGAATGCTGCGGCATGGGCCATTCTCTTCCCGGCTGCACAGGCCCCCAGCACGGCGGCTGCCACGGCTGCCACGGCTGCCTCAGCAGCTTGTGTTGCCATCAATGGTATTTTGAACCAGTTACTCCTGGACATCCAGACGTTCCTTGCGGGGTCCTATCTTGCAACAAAGGGGAAGGTGAAATGACGGCACGAAGTCAGGAATATGCTGACCAGCAAACGGTCTTCCTCACCTACGACGGCTCCCCCGTTGTGGACGACAACGGGAACCTCACGCTCGACAGCACGGTGCAGTCCGAGGTTTTGGTGCTGCTCTTTGGGCGGCGTGGGGAGCATTACCGGGACGACAAACGGGGTTCTCGGCTGCACACGATCAAGACCGTCGGGCAGGCCGAGCGGGAATTTTTACCGATGTGTCGTGAAGCCCTCAAACCGCTCACGGATACAGGAAGGATTCTCCGCCTTGAACAGGGTCTCCTGGAGACCACGCCCGACGGGTTTGTAGGGGCGGAATTGCTCATTTATCTGACTGAGGAAGAACACATCAAACTCCGTGTTCTCCCCTTCAAATCGAGGCCCTAATTATGGCGATCAGCGTACCCACCAATGCCGAGCTGTTGGAACTCGCACAGGCACACTTCCTGACCCTCCAGCCGGATTTGTCGGTGTCCCGCGGAGCCCTGGTAGGGGATATGCTCCAGGCCGTTGTGGACCTCGTAAGAGGGCTGCACATCACTGTGGAGTCCGCCTGGAAAGATATCTTCCCCAGCACGGCCATGGACTCGGCCACCCTGGAACGGCACGCCGAGATTTACCTGGGACCCAATCCCAGGAAGGTGGCCACGAAGTCCAGTGGGACGGATGCTTTGCAGGTGACTGGAACCCTTGCAGGAGCCTCGGTTACCGCCGGGTTGACCCTCTCCCACACGGACGGGACCCGTTATGTCCTCACCGAGGGTGGGACGGTAGGGGTTGGGACCCTGGATGTCTCCCTCGAAAGTATCAGCACAGGAGACGACGCAAACAAAGACGCCGCGGAGAAACTTACCTTTGAGTCGGCCCCCGCAAACATCCAGGAAGAGGCCACCCTGGTGGTGAGCCTGTCCAATGGTTTTGACGCCGAGTCCGACGCAGAACTCCTGGATCGTCTTCTCGATGCCATTCGCAACCCGCCCGGCGGCGGTCGCTTCTCCGACTATCGCCGGTGGGTCAACGCCGTTACCGGTGTCTCGAAGAGCTACGTTTACGGCCCCTCCTCCGTCTCCCCCACAGGACGGCGTGGGATCGGTGTTGTGGACGTGGCCTTCGTGGCACCCGGAAGCGGTGTGGCCCGTATCCCCACAGGCACCTTAGAAGTGGACGTCCAGGATGCCATCGACGACAACCGCCCGGACACAACACTGGACAGTTCGGCACTGACACCGGACGCGGACGCTCAGATCGTCGATGTGCAGTTGACCCCTTCT